CTTTGACAGTAGCAGGAATCAAAGCTCCGAAAGCTGGGAATGGTGGCTACCAAGGCGGGAAGACTAAAGATGAGTATGGGATGTCGCTGGGGGATGTCTTTGAGAAGTTCGCAAACAATGATGAGCGGACAAAGCTGGCTGCTGCAACTAGCAACTCAACTCAATGGCAAGTCAAGGTGGCAGTCAAAAAACGTGCGATAGCTGAAGGATTGCTCATAGTCCAAAGCTAACTAACCAGCGTCTAGTGTTCGATGCCAGCACTAGGCGCTTTCTTTATGCCCTATGACTAGAACATCTGTTCTGGGCAGGGGTTTGACTACACTCCAGCTTTGCTATTGCCTCACCTCTTATCACCCCTTATCAATGAGTAGGGCTGCTCAGAACATCTGTTCTGCTGCCTACGGGTGGCGTATTTAGGAGATTGCGAGTGTTTTTAATCCTCCCTCTCGCAAATTATTTTCCCCTAGATTCCCAATCACCTAATTCCACAACTTCCATCCAAAATGGTCCTGGCTCCTCAAGTCCATGTGGTATTAAGACTACCTTTGGTGGTGTGTAATTGGTATAATTGGTTAGTGCACCATAAGCCTGTTGTGCCTGGTCTTTATTGGGATAGTCCTTGCTTAGGTTGAACATAGCCTCATTTAGGCTCAGCATTACCTTTTCCAATGTCCAGTTCATTTAACCTCCTATGTTGGCTTATCAACGCCAATAAATTCTATCCTGAAAAACTGTGAAGCCAATACCAGCTTTTCCTTGTGGCAGCGTAGCCCACAGCTGGGGCAGGTAGCAATCCATCTATTAGCAGGGTGCCAGAACTTCCTTCCACAATCACACTCTATTGCCATTCTATTACTAGTTGGTGCCCAAACTGCTCCTATAATCTTCATGGGTGCTTTGGCTCCTGCTGGCTCCTCTTGAGCCTCAATTTCATGGCCACACGATATGCAGTCTCCCATTCATATGGGAACCATCTAATCTCCAAACACCACTTGCATTGGGACAATTCCCAGCCATTCTCTTTGGCATTAGTTCCAATCCACCAATGAGCGGAGATTGGCGAATCTGGACAATGGTGGTTGGTTTCTATCTTATGTTCCATTTTGGTGGGATACCTCCTACCTCATTTATCTTGGCTGCTGTCTCCTTCATCTGAGTTTCTATCCTTAGTATAGGCAATACATTGTCAGGGTATTTTGTAGCCAGCTTGGTTACTCGCTGCCTTAAGGCTGCATACTTCCTCAATAGCTTATACCTCAGCTTGGCGTCTTCCTCACCCAACTTTAACTGTTTTCTACCTCTACTACCACTACTATATGGGTGTAAGCTGAGGTAATCCAATCCTTGCTTTACCCAACATTGTGGATGCCAATAGAATCTAATGTTAATCTTCCTAGACTCAGGGTTACCTTTCCTCCACAACTTCCCAGTAACCATAGGTGTGGCTTTTTCCATAGTTTCTCCACAATACCTGCACCTGGTCTTCCTTTTAACCCAAGTCATCCATACATCCATACTTACTTCCTTTATTATTCTATATTTTATTATAACACCATAATGTAAATCTTGTCAAGCTGACATAATACTTACTTGACATAATGCTTCGAATCTGTTAGACTATATCCAATATGAGCCAAGAACTTGAAAATAATCATCAGTCCGAGCATATCTCGGAATCATTACTTCCATATTTCCCAGATGAGCCAAAGAAGTCCCAATACCTCAGCTTCAGAGTGGCAGGATTTACCGTCAAAGAAGCTACTTCTATGGTTAAGGTTCATGAACGTACCATTAAACGATGGAGGGAAGCTGACCCTAACTTTGCGGTCATTGACACCTCAGGCTTATCCGAACTCAAGAAGCAGCTTGGTGCAGAATACCTCAACATTGAATTCACCCGCAATTTCCGTATGGCATTACTTAAAGACTTCAAGGTCCTTGAGAAGAGCATTAAAACTCCGGATGCCCTTAGTAATAATGAGCAAGCCTACCTACTCAAGTTACGTGCCTTTTATACTCCACAGCAATTCGCCATAATTCAACAGCTTATAGGTGAATCTAAGAGTGAGGCATTTGACTTTACCAAGATGGTGTTTGAAATACGGCGTGAGAAGGAGGAAATCATATTAACTCAAGAGAGGTAGTAGGTGATTTGCCTCAAATGCAAGCAACCAATGCGAAGGGTAAGGATGACCAAATATGAAATCCTTTACAAATGTCCTATCTGCCATCTCACCGAGTTAAGGCGTAACAGTGATGGCAAGCTAATTGTTGAGCTAAAGGAGGACAAGTAATTGGATGCAACCATAATAGCTGGATTAGTTGGTGGCGGTATAGTAATCGCTGGCAATGCTTTGGTCTGGGTGTTTGGGTTTGGCAAGACAATATCAAGGGTGGAAACCAAATGTGATAGTTTTGCCGCTACCATAAATGGTAAAGGTGGTATTAGGGAGGATATAGGTGATGTGAGGAAGGATATTGAGAAGTTGGAGGTAAAAACTGATGGCATTAGCCGTCATGTAGCCAACCTGGAAGGCACAATTCAAACCTACATAGATATGAAGGAGAAACTTGGCAAGAGGCGTAAGAGCAACACTTAGACAAAAGGTTGCTGGTAGACATAACCTATTCAAGGCACAAGTAAGCCGTATTGGCAGAAGGGGGATGAGATACAGGAAAAGAATCCCAAGACCATGAGAGAAATCTGGAGACCAGCCTTAGGCTTTACTCTAGGTATAACTTTATGCATTTTGGCTGTGGCTGAAACTGCTGGTGTAGGAATAGCTCCTACTTGGTTTCTAAGTATGTCAATACCAATAATAGTCGGGTTGGCAGGTGAAGGTGCATATCGTAAAAGCCGTCCACCTAAGGAGTAATTATGGAGATTAGACAATTAGCTGATGGACAGTTACCAGTCGCCCTCGCTACTATTTATACCTCTCCAACCAGTCAGCATGGTACTGTCATCAATACCATTACCTGTGTCAATACTCATACTGGCACAATCTACATCAACCTTTACTTAAAACCAGGTGGAGGCACCACAAGGCGTATCATTCAGAAGAATTTAAGACTCCGTGCAGGTGAAATGGGATTATCGCAGGAGGAGGTAACCTTAGACCCAGGTGATGTGATTCAAGGGGTTGCCACAACCGCTTCTAAGGTTGATTATGTCATAGGAGGTATAGAGAACGAATGAAGGTATTTAATGAGAAAGGTGGAGTTTCCTTATCTATAGGTGTGGATTCCATTGATGATGTGGATGATGTCAACATTACCTCCGTGGCTGACAATAATCTCCTGCAATATGATAGTGGAACTTCCAAATGGATAAATGTAAATGAAGCCACGTTCAAAGCCAACTTTAGCTTGGAAATAGGTGTAGATGTCCAAGCCTATGATGCAGAGTTGTTGGCAATAGCCGGTCTAACCTCTGCTGCTGATAAGCTACCCTACTTCACTGGTAGTGGTACAGCTTCCCTAGCAAATTTCACAGCATTTGCCCGTTCCATGCTGGATGATGCAAGTGAGGCTGTGTTTAAGGCAACTGTTAACCTAGAAATTGGCACAGATGTATTAGCCTATGACGCTGGGCTATCTAATCTTGCTGGTGTAGCCATGGCAGCCAACAAGTTCTATTATACCTCTGCTGATAATGTCCATGTAGCTGGAGCTATTACCGCTTTTGGTAGGTCTTTGATTGATGATGCCGCTGCAACAAACGCCAGAACTACATTGGGGCTTGTAATAGGTACCAATGTCTTAGCCCAACAAACAATAGGTATAGCTGATGATAACCTTTTGGAAGTGGATGGTTCTCCTAGTTCTGGGCAATATGCTAGATTCACTGCCAATGGCTTAGAAGGTGTCGATAATGTCATCACCTTAACCTTTATCATTGATGGAGGTGGGAGTGAAATAGCCACAGGCATACATGGCTACTTAGAGATACCATTTGCCTGCACCATCACCCGAGTTACTACCTTAGCTGACCAGAGTGGTTCTATAGTGGTTGATATATGGAAATGTAATTATTCCGACTTTGATGTTTCCACTCACCCTGTTGATGGTGATAGTATAACTGCCTCTGCTCCACTAACCATTTCATCAGCGGTAAAGGCTCAGGATTCAACCTTAACAGGTTGGACAACTGCCATAACCGCAGGAGATATACTAGCCTTCAATGTGGATAGCATTACCACCTGCGAAAGGGTGACCATTAGCATAAGATGTACCAAGACATAAGGAGGAATGATGGCAGAAATAACAATTCCAGCCAAGTATGACACACCTGAGAAGAAGTGGGCTTACTGCAAAAGGGCAAAGAGGGTGTTCATTGATGAGGTTCATAATGTGTTGGGTAAGTGGTGTAGAGAAGGATTAACCAAGGCTGAGTATGATACCTTACCATCCAAGATGAAGGATAGGATGCCTTACCAGTTAAGCCATACTTTGGAGGAATGGGCTGCCATATCAGATGAGTTGGAGAAGGACCTTGAAATCAGAATTATGGCACCTCTATCCCGTATTGCCAAAGAGATTGAATACTCAAAGATATATGATGCCGATATTGACAAGGAGGATTTGGTTAGTTAATGGCAGTTGAAGATTTCACTACCTATACTGTGGTTGAGCCTTGGACTAAATTCACCATAACAGCAACCAGGGTAACTTGGGTTACCCTTCGTACCGTAGTCCATAGTTACGTTTATTATGATAAGGGTGCCAATCATTTTGACGGTGACTTTGAGCACCTAATTGATGTGGAACTTAGATGTGGTATGGATGCCTGGGGCTATGCTGCAGTTTGGATGCTAGGCGATACGGTTGGCCATGTACAGGCCCAAACCAACGCATTATACGTTCGGGTTCATAGGGGTTCCGCTTATTATATTATATTAATGGATGGAACTAGCAGTGACAGCTATACCTGTTCCTGTGATACAACCTACTATTTGAAGGTTAAAAGGGTTGAAGGGTCCCCTAGTATGCTTTACTGTTATATTTACTCCAACTCCATTAGGACAACTTTGGTGGATACTCTATCAATCTCCCTTTCCTCTGATATTGATTTCCGATATGTTTTTGTTTGTGCAAGTGTTTATAAGGATACTGGGGATTCAAATGATGCCTGGTCACAGAACCTTGACCTGCAGGAACCTGATGTAGGTTTTGCTCATTCAGTTGGAGTAATAATGGGATAGGAGGTATTATGCCAAAAGGAAGAAAGCCAGCCAGACTCAAAACATTTAAGGTTCTAGGTGTAGCAGTCCGTCATAGGAATATGAACCTAGCCCTCAGAGCCTTTGGTGTGAGGACAGGTGGTATGAAAAGGCTTTATACACCACAAACATGGGGTGTTAGGCACCAAAGAACCAAAAAGAAATAGTTATGGACAATATAGCATTTAGGGAACTAATCCAAGATAAGCAGAGGTTTATCGAGACCTTACTCGTCATTGAGTCTAAGGATAGCAGGCGTATTCCTTTCAAGCTCAATGCAATACAGGCAGATGCCCAACGCACCCAGACAGGCAGGGATATTTGGGTTAAGCCAGCACAGGTTGGATTTAGTTCTGAACGCCTTGCTACCCGCCTAATTGATACCATAACTACTCCTGGTACCAACACTGTCCTTATAGCTTATGAGGAATTTATAACCCAACGCCTTTTAGACAAAGCCCAATTCTTCTATAATGCCTTGCAATCCCTAAACATACCAGGCTTTCCTCGTATGCACCACAACTCCTCCTTCCAAAAGACCTTCCCTGAAATCCATAGTTCCATGTATATTAGTTCAGCTAGGAGTTATGTAGCAGGCAGGGCTGAAACTATCCACCACTTGCTGGCTGATGAGTATGCTTTTTGGGAGCCAGGCTCCGTAGATAGAATTTTTGTTCCTGCATTAGATAGGGTACCTCCAACTGGTACCTGTGATGTATTCTCAACTCCTAATGGTGATGACAATGACTTTGCTGATATTTACCACATAGCCAAGGAAGGCAAGTCAGTATTCACTGCCCATTTCTATCCATGGTTTGCACACCCAGAATACACTATGTATTACAACAGCCCACTCCTAATCAGGGAAAATACTCCAGCATGGGCGATGGAACTCCGTGAGTCAGAATTTGATTTGAATTTGGAGGAACAGGTTTTAATTGATAAATTTGGACTGACCTTTGACCAAATCCGCTGGAGGCGTTATAAAATCAAGGAGAAGGAGAGCCTTCGTAGAGGGGGAGAATTAGTTAAACTATTTCCTCAAGAGTTCCCAGAGGATGATGTGTCATGTTGGTTGGCTGCTGGTGATATGTATTATGACCCTGATGTTATTAACCAGAAAGCCAAAGACTGTTATCCAGCCCCAATACATAAGGAGGATATGGATGTATGGTATCCTCCAGAAGAGAATGGGCAATATATTATAGCCATAGACCCAGGACAAGCTAAGGTGTCTCAGACCTCCATAGCTGTCCTAGACTTTCCCGAAGAAATACCTCGCCTATGTGCTAGGGGTGCAGGTCTATGGGGACCAGAACTAACGGCTTATAAGGCTAGGGAGATTGGCAAGCACTATAATTACGCCACATTAGCATGGGAGGCTAACTCACATGGCCTTGCCCTAGGTCCTTTGCTAAAAGAGTATCCTAACCTTTACTACCGTAGAGACATAACCACTGGCAGGGAAAGTGCCGAATTGGGTTGGTATACTGGTCCAAAGACCAAACCATATATGTTGGGTATGTTGGCCAGAGCCCTTGACGTTATGATAGTCCATGATATAGAATTCCTATCCCAATGCAGAAACATACGCCAGGCTGGTGATAAAGTGATTGTTGTTGGTGCGGATGATATCCATGATTCTGTGGCTATTGGCTTAGTTTGTCGGGAGGTGGTTCCTACATTCAGGGGATTTGTTGGAACTGCTGGCTTCAAATGGTGACCAATGACAGGTCAGAGGAGTTAAAGAAGTTGATTTATGATTTAATTACCAAATACAGGCGAGGTGAGATTAGACCTTACCAGGTAGTTAATCAAGTCCTAGATAA